CCGAGGCGGGCACGCTGCGCGATCGGCTCGACGAGGCGTGGCAGTCTGTGAAAGCGCGACTGGTGCGCGGGCTCTCGATCGGGTTCCGGCCGCTGGAAGCCGTGCCGCTGAAAGCCGGCGGCGCGCATATCAAGCGGTGGATGTGGGCCGAGTGCAGTGCCGTCACGATCCCGATGAACGTCGCCGCCACCATCACGAACATCAAATCGGCCGCGATCGGCCACACCCTGCCCGGCGATGCGGGCGTACTTCCGAGACGCATCATGCAGCAGACCTATTCCGAACAGATTGCCGCGCACGAAGTGACCCGCCAGACCGCGCTGGCCAGCATGGCCGACGTGATGACCAAGGCCGCCGACGACGGCAGCACGCTTGACGCCGAGCAGTCCGCGAAGTACGACAGTCATGCGGCGAAGGTCAAGGCGCTCGACGCGCACATCAGCCGCTTGCGCGAACTGGACGCCTTGAACATGACGCAGGCCACACCCGTGATCCACCTGCCCGCGGCGCGGCCGTTTATTCAGGTCAAGGCGAACGTACCGCCGGGGACGCCGTTCGTGCGGCTGGTCTGCGCGAAGTTGCTGTCGAAGTTGAACAGTATCGACGCCGCGGAGTATGCGAAACGCTGGGACGATTCCACGCCAGAAGTCAGCCTAGCCTTGAAAGCGGCCGTGGCCCCGGGCACCGTCACCGACGCGACGTGGGCGGCGCCGCTGGTGAATCAGAACATCTCCAGCGATTTCATCGCGCTGCTGCGCGCGGCCACGATTCTGGGCAAGATTCCCGGCCTGCGGAATGTGCCGTTCAACACCAAGATTCCCGCGCAGTCAGCGTCGGGCTCATATGGCTGGGTGGGAGAATCCAAGCCGAAGCCCGTCACGAAATTAGCGTTCACCTCAGAGACCTTGGGCATCACCAAAGTTGCGGGGATCGTGGTGTTGACGCAGGAATTGATCCGGCTGTCGAACCCGAAAGCGGAGGAATTGGTTCGGGACGACATGATCGCGGGCATCGCCGCATTTCTCGATGCGCAGTTCATCGATCCGGCCGTGGCGGCCGTGGCGGGCGTGAATCCGGCGAGTATCACCAACGGCGCGGCGACGGCCGCGGCGACCACCAATCCGCTGGCCGACATTATGGGGCTCATTAACCATTTCACCACGAACAACATCGCGGTGGACGGGCTCGCGTTCATCATGTCGCCGTCGAATGCGCTGTCGCTGTCGTTCCGCTCGAACCTTGACGGCAGTCCGCAGTTCCCGGGCATTACGACCAGCGGCGGCACGTACCGCGGCCTCACGTTCATCACCAGCAACACGGCCGGGACCAATGTCGTGGCCTTGCAGCCGGCGATGATTCTGTATGCCGACGACGGCGCCGTAAGTATCGACTCCAGCACCGAAGCGTCGTTGCAGATGGACAGCGCCCCGGCCTCGCCGGCCGATGCCACTACGGTCTATGTGTCGCTGTTCCAGACCAACACGGTCGCGTTGCGCGCCGAGCGGTTCGCCAATTGGAAGCGCGTCGGGGCGTCGGTCAAGTACCTGACCGCGGCGGCCTATCCCGCGCCGGCCGGCGCGATGGCGGATGAGCCGCCCACGACCCGCGGCGGCAAGGGCTAACGTATGCGGCTGTTCGGCTACGAGCTGACGGTGCGCCCGCGGGGATCAACGGTCCCCGCGGGCGTCGCCGTGGGCGGGTCGGGCAGTTGGTTCTCGGTCATTCGCGAACCCTTCACGGGCGCCTGGCAGCAGAACGCGGAGATCCTGGCGCCGCGCACCGCGATCACCAATCCCACCGTCTACAGCTGCGTGACGCTGATCGCGCAATCGCTCGGGAAGATGCGGCTCCGGCTGGTGCAGTTGACCGACCAGGGGATCTGGGTCGAGGCGTCGAGTCCGGCGTTCTCGCCCGTGCTGCGGCGGCCGAATCGCTACCAACTCTCGAACGAATTTATCGAGTACTGGGTCGCGTCGAAGCTGCAGTGGGGCAATACCTACGTCCTGAAGTCGCGCGATGCGCGCGGCGTCGTGGTGGCGCTCGACATTCTCGACCCGTCACACGTCACCGTGCTCGTCGCGCCGGATGGCGCCGTCTACTACCAACTGCGCCCCAATGACCTGGCCGGCATTCCGTCGGAAGGCGTGGCGGTGCCGGCCTCCGAGATCATCCACGACAAGCTGACGCCGCTCGCGCATCCGCTGGTCGGCCTGAGCCCGATCGCCGCGGCGGCGCTGGCCGCGACCCAGGGGCTCAAGATTCTCGACACCAGCGCGACGTTTTTCGCGAACCGCTCGTCCCCGGGCGGCGTGATTACCGTGCCGGCCGCCATCACGAAAGAGGCCGCCGATCGCATCAAGGCGCAGTGGCAAGAGAATTTCGCTGGCGCCAATTCCGGCTCCGTGGGCCTACTGACCGACGGCATGACCTATCAGCCGACGACCGTGAATGCGGTCGATGCGCAATTGATTGAACAGCTCAAGATGACCACGGAGACGATCTGCAGTTGTTTCCATGTGCCCGTCTCGCTGGTCAATTCGGCGCCCGTGCCGTACGCGAACAACGAGCCGCTGGTGCAGCAGTTCTACAGTCAGTGCTTGCAGTCGCACATCGTGTCGCTGGAGTTGGCGCTCGACGACGGGCTCGGGCTCACGTCGGTCCCCGGCGTGACGTACGGCACCGAATTCGATGTGGACGATCTGCTGTGGATGGACACGGCGACGCGCACCAAGGCCGCGACCGACGCCGTGACCGGCGGCGTGCTCTCCCCGGATGAAGCGCGGTTCAAGTACTTCGGATTGGGGAATGTGCCGGGTGGGAACCACGTCTACATGCAGCAGCAGAACTGGCCGCTCGCCCAGTTGAGTGGCCCGCGCGAGCTGCCCGCGGTGCCGCCGGCCGCGGCACCCGCCGACGATGACGACGACGATCTGGAGTTGGACGCGTTCACCGGGATCCTGGCGAAGGCACTTGAGGAAGGCGGGGTTCTGCATGGCTAACACCGCGGCCGTGGCTGACATCGTGGCGCTCACCGTCAAAGCGGCCTTGGCCCCGCTGCGCGAGCGGATCGCCGTGTTGGAGACCCGGGCCGCGGTGCCCGGCCCGGCGGGGCCGGCGGGCGCCGATGGCACGAACGGCCATGACGGCGCGGATGGGCTCGGGCTCGACCAGTTGCGCGCCGTGCAAGACCCGGCCGATCCCCGCGTCGTCACCCTCCAAGCCGTGCGCGGCGACGAGGTGAAGACGCTGTCGACCTTGCGGTTTGCCATCCCGCAGTTTTGCGGCGCCTACAAGGCCGACCGGACGTATCAGCCAGGCGACCAAGTGCAGCAGAGCGGGCTGTGGATCTGCGAGACCGCCCAGCCCGGCCGTCCAGGCGCCCCGGAGAGCGGCTGGAAGCTCCAGGTAAAGGGAACCCTGTGAGCCTCGTCGATCGCGCCGTGGCGAAGCTGCACATCGGTCTCACGGTGCCTGACGGGCATCCCATGGAGCGGGCGTTCGATCAGTACCTCGCCGCGGCCGAGGACCACGTCCTGGACTACGTCAGCCGCAACGAGCCCGGCAAGACCGTCGCGCTCGACTGGACGGACCCGGCGGCGACGCCGGCCCGGGCACAGCAAGCGGTTCTCGTGGTGCTGGCGGAGCTGTGGCGCTTCCACGGCGATGACGCCGACGACACCAGTCCCGTTCGCGACGACGGCGCCGACCTGCCGCGGCTGGCGCTGGGGCTGCTGCGGCGGTTTACGGATCCGGTGCTCGCATGATGGCGCTCGGCCGCATGGACAAGCTCGTCACCCTGGAGAACCCCAGCGGGCCGGTGTCGGATGGGGCGGGCGGGTTCACGGAGACCTGGGCGGCGCTCGACCCGCCGACGATGTGGGCGCATCTCGACGCGCTCGCGAGCGCCGACATGGAACGGCTGACGGCCGATACCCTCGTTGCCAGCGGCACCCATGCCGTCACGCTGCCGTATCACCCCGGCGTCACCGTGCAGACGCGGCTGACCTACACCGACCCCGCCCGCGGGGCGCGGGTGTTTCAGGTGCTCGGGCTGCGCGACCCGGAAGAAGCCCGGCGGGAACTGGTGCTCGTCGTCGCGGAGGCGTTGCCGTGATCAAGTTCACGCTCGGCGGCGTCACGGTGCAGCAGGCGAAGTTCAAGCAGCTGCCGTCGTTTCTCGCGGCGCAGGCCCAAGCGGCGCTGGTGTCGTTGGGCACCACGGTCGCGGCCGAGATCGGCGCGTCGTATGCGCAGCGCAGCGGCTATCTCGCCAGCCGGATGGTCGTCAAGTCGCAGCCGCGCAAGAATGCCGCGCGTGTCGTGATTGCGAACACGGCCAAGTACGCGCTCGCGTATGAATTCGGGTCGAAGCCGCGCACCACGAAGAAACGCGGGCGGCGGGGCCGGATGCCGGCGGCGCACAACTTCGTGCCGCGCATCATGAAGGCTCGGGAATCGCTGGTGCCGCGGATTGCCGCCATCATGCGCGCGGAAGGGCTGACGGTGTCCGGTGCCTGATTCCAGCGCGGTCGATACGGCGGTGATCACGCACCTGGCCAGCGATGCGACCCTCGCAACGCTCCTGCCGGGCGGCGTGCATTTCGGCCTGGCGCCGCAAGGGAAAACCGCGTTCGCGCTGGTGACGATCGACGAGACCGCCGATGTCGGCGTGTTTGCGGAAGCGCCGGCCGCGCGGCGGGCGATCGAAGTCATCACCTATGCCGTGGCGGCCGTGGTGCAGACGAGCGCCATGGGGCCGGCGACGCAAGCCGCGGCGCGCATTGACGCGCTCTTGGAAGATCAGCCACTCACCGTGCCGGGGTACGGGTGGCTGTCGACGGTGCGCGTCGAGCGCATCCGCGACCCCGGCGAACTCGACCCGTCTGATAAATCGATCCGATGGCAGCATCACGGCGGGCGCTATCGGGTGCAAGTCGCGCCGAGTGTCTAAGGAAGGACACACACCATGATTCGCGCAGGACGTGACGGACTCGTGAAATGGGATCCGACCGGCGGGGCGACCGGGACCGCGCTCATTTCGATCAAGTCATTTACCCTCTCGCTCGCCACCGAGAAGATCAACGTGACGTGTTTTCAAGACACGAATCGCGTCTACATTCCCGGCATGCGCGACATTAGCGGCACGCTGACCGGCTTCTGGAACAGCGACGATATGTCGTTGATCGAAGCCACGGCGCTGACCACGCCCGGCATGCTCGACCTGATTCCCCACAGCAACGACCCCAGTACCGCGACGCCGCACAAGTTCAGCGGCTTGGCCTACATGGACGCCGAGATCGATACCGACGTGGAAGGGGCACCGGCCCTGTCGGGCACGTTCATGGCGGCCGGCCCGTGGACGCTGCCGGCGGGCACCCTGTTCTAAGGGCGGCGTGCCGGGGCTGTTTAACTCCGTCACGTTGGGCGGGCAGCGCGGCGCGATCGTCTGGGGTGCGGGGCCGGCGGCGGTGCTCGGGCGCTGGTCGGTGACCCGCGACGAACACTTCGCCTGGACGCTGGCGGCGCGGGTCGAACGGGTCGACACGCTGCGCCTGCGCCAACTCCCGCTGATCTTCCAGGCGCCGCGCCTCGCGAAGCCCGCGGGGCTTTGGTGCTTTCCCGTGCTGCCGAAAACGCTGCAAGTGAACGGTGACGCCTTGACCGCGAAGCTCGGGCCGCCGGAGGGGCGCTGAATGTCTGATGTGGTCGTACCGCAGACTGTGACCTTACTGCTCTCGAATGGGCGCACGGTGACTGTGTGGGCGGAACTCAATCACCGGCAACACAAGGCCATGTATCAGCGGATGTTTCGTGAGATCGAGGGCGGCGAGTTGCGGCGAGATATGGAGAAATTCGTCGATGCGAAGATCGTCGCGTACGTGGAAGATTGGACGCTGACCGATCCACAGCAGCAGCCGTTAGAGATTCGACGGAAGGGCGAACGGATTTCCGCCGAGGAACTCCAGGATGTCCTCGACAATCTCAAGCAGTCAGTGCTGATGGAGATGAAAGCCGCTATTGACGCGCATCACGATCGCATCGAAGCCGCGGCCGAGGCGCAAAAAAAAACCGGCTCTTTCGCATCGGCATCCTCAACGATGTTGCCGTCTGTCGCAGTACCGGCCTGAGTTGGGACACCGTGCAGACCTTACCCGAACACGTCTATGGCATCTTGACCGACGAACTGCAGCGGCAGCGGAGATAAACCATTGGCCCTGACTGGTGCGCTGCAAGCCGACTTCTCCGACTTCGTCACCGAGGCGACCAAGGCCAGCGCCGCGCTGGGCGTGATGGAGGGCGAAGCGAAAAAGACCGGCGCGACGCTCGCGAAGACCGGCGCCGTCATGGACGGG